GTTAGGAAGATGAAGTTGATTGGTATAGAGTTACTTAAAGAAAAGGTAAACGCTTATGTGGACATGATAACGGGTAGCATATACGACCCAACTACTGGGCGGTGTTGGTCTAGCGATGTGCTTTACATAGCACCTACAAAAGGGGAAAACAAATGAAGTACAAGTCTCGGATATGGCAGTATGGCCCATGCGTTAACCCCGAGAAATGCAAATTTCTCATTGATTACTTTCACAATTCACCTGACGTAGCAGATGCAAAGATCGGTGACATCAATAACCAAGTCGTGCATGAGCACCGCAAGGCAAGGTTGTGCTGGATTCCTGAACGTGAATCTATTACGTTATTCCTATTTACGCACGGGCTAATTGCAAACCACAAGGCGGCTTGGGGCTTTGACATCGAAACGTCTGAGAAAACGCAGATCGGTGAGTACCTGATCGGTGGGCATTACGATTGGCATCGCGACGAAGAGTTCTTTAACAAAGAGAAGGGCAGCCACCGTAAAGTTTCCGTGGTCATGCAGTTATCCAACCCGGAGGACTACGAGGGCGGGGACCTAATATTAGATTACTCACAGCAGATCCGTGCTTCACGTGAACGGGGTTCTATCGTTGCATTCCCAAGCGAACTGATGCACAAGGTCACACCTGTCACACGAGGTGTTAGATATTCAGCCACGCTGTGGCTTAGTGGTCCTTTGATGGCGTGAGGAAAGAATGAAGGCTGATGATATTCAGGTTGGTGGTGACCACTACAAGAAGATGGGGATGCAACCGTGGGACGTGATGGAGTCCGTCCTTACCCATACTGAGTTTGTAGGATTCCTAAAAGGCAACGTGATTAAGTATTCGTTGCGTAATGGATGCAAACAAAACTCGACTGATGACGTAGAAAAAGCAATGCACTACGCCGCCAAATTAAAAGAGGTACAAGGTGAAATTAATAACGATTGATTTCGAGACGTTCTACGATCAGGACTTCAGCCTGTCCAAGATAACTACAGAGGAGTACGTTCGTAGTCCAAAGTTTGAGGTTATTGGAGTAGGTGTAAAGGTAGACAACGAGCCTACGCAGTGGGCCAGTGGGCCGAGGAAAGAGTTAGGTCAGTGGCTTAAACAGTTTCCGTTTGCCGAGTCGATGGTGCTTGCCCATAACACTATGTTTGACGGTGCTATTCTCAAGTGGCACTTCGGTATAGATGCGAAGATATGGGCAGACACCTTATGTATGGCACGAGCCATCCACGGCGTAGAAGTAGGTGGTTCGCTTAAAGCATTGGCCGAGCGGTACAAGGTGGGCGCCAAGGGTGACGAAGTTATCCATGCCAAAGGCAAGCGGCGTCTGGACTTCAGCGATGAGGAGTTGTCACGCTACGGGGATTACTGCCTCAACGACGTGGATATAACTTACGAGTTGTTTGGTCTGTTGGCTCCATCCTTCCCCCGTGACGAGTTACGGTTAATTGATCTGACGTTGCGGATGTTTATTGATCCCGTCTTGGAAGTAGATGAGGATCTAATGCGCGATCACCTGCGGGATATCCAGCTAGCAAAGCAGGAGTTATTAGATAACACCAAGGCGGAAAAAGCCGAGCTACTATCTAACCCAAAGTTCGCTGCTCTTCTTAAAGAATTTGGAGTCATTCCTCCTACTAAGATAAGCCCAACCACAGGCAAAGAGACGCTCGCGCTAGCTAAGAATGACGAGGAGTTCAAGGCACTAGCAGAACACCCGGACGTACGAGTGCAAGCACTTGTTGCGGCACGACTAGGCACTAAGTCTACGTTGGAAGAGACAAGGACCGAGCGGTTCCTAGAGATCAGCAGTCGAGGGGCGTTGCCGATTCCGCTACGGTACTACGCCGCCCATACTGGTCGGTGGGGTGGGGACGACAAGATCAACATGCAGAATCTGCCGAGCCGGGGCGAGCATGGTGGCAAGATCAAGCGGGGTATCCTCGCGCCCGAGGGGTACGTGATGATTGACTCCGACTCTTCGCAGATCGAGGCGAGGACGTTGGCGTGGCTGGCCGGTCAGGATGACCTGTTAACTGCTTTTACTAATGGCGAGGACGTGTACAAAATCATGGCCTCCGCTATCTATAACAAGCCAGTCGAAGAGGTTACAAAGGCCGAGCGGTTCGTCGGTAAGACTACGATTCTTGGTGCAGGTTACGGCATGGGGGCGGCTAAGTTTCAAGCGGCACTCAAGACGACCGGGGTAGAGATTGGGTTGGACGAAGCACGGCACATCATCAACGTGTATCGCGCCACTAACGACAAGATCGTAGCCCTATGGCAACAAGCTCAGGCAACACTCAAGGGCATGATCAACGGGGAAGAAATTCAGCTAGGTCGAGAGGGTGTGCTCAGAGTATTAAATACATCCATCAAGTTACCTTCCGGCTTACTCATGCGATACGACGAGCTTAAGACCGAGCCGGGGGAGAAAGGACCGTCCTTCATGTATCGCACCCGCAAGGGGTTCACATATATCTACGGCGGTAAGGTCATCGAGAACGTGTGCCAAGCTATTGCAAGGTGTATAATCGGCGAGCAAATGTTGCGGATTGCTAAGAGATACCGTGTAGTCATGACAGTTCATGATGCCATCGCATGTATAGCACCCGAGGCAGAAGCTCAAGAGGCTATGGCGTACGTCATGGAGTGTATGCGCTGGACACCCAAGTGGGCGCAAGGTTTGCCGCTGAACTGCGAAGCAGGGTTTTCCCGTAGATACGGAGATTGTTGAGTGAAGCTACCCCCGTGGTCCTTTAGTAGTATTAAGGCATACGAGCAGTGCCCTAGAAAGTTCTACCACCTCAAGGTAATAAAGGACTACGAGGAGTCGGCCACAGAAGCAACCCTATACGGGTCGCAGTTCCACGAGGCGGCTGAACTCTACATCAGGGACGGCACGCCCCTACCCCCACAGTTTAACTATGCGAAGTCAGTATTAGACAACTTCAACCGGATGCCGGGAGAGAAGCTGTGCGAGTACGAGATGGGCTTGACCGAGGACCTGCAACCGTGCGGGTTCAAAGACGAGAACGTATGGTGGCGGGGGATTGCCGACTTGATTATCCTTGATCGTGAGAACGCAGAAGCAAGGGTGGTGGACTACAAGACCGGCAAGTCAACAAAGTACGCTGACAAGGGGCAGCTTGAACTAATGGCGCTGGCTATCTTCAAGCACTTTCCCGAGATCAAGAAGGTTAAGGGTGGCTTGTTATTTGTAGTGGCTAACGCCTTCCTCAAAGATAGCTACCACATAGACCAGCAAAATGTATGCTGGAGTAAATGGATTGCAGATCGCAAACGCATGGCGGCGTCCTACGCTAACAATGTATGGAACGCAAGGCCGAGCGGGCTGTGCCGTAACCACTGCGTAGTTTTATCTTGCCCCCACAATGGAAGGAGTTAGTAATGCCTTACGTTAATAAGCCGCGCCCCTACAAGAAAGAGTACGAGCAACAGAAGGAGCGGGGCGAGCACCCCCTGCGGATGGAACGCCAGAAGGCGCGTCGGATGTACGATGCCGAGGGGATCGACCGCAAGGGCAAGGACATAGACCACAAAGTTTTGTTAAGTAAAGGCGGGAGCAACGACAAAAGTAATCTGCGACTCACTACACCGCACAAAAATCGTAGCCGGAACGGTAAGTAATGCAGATCGTCAACAACAAAGACTTATTACTACAGCTACGTGATCCAACGAAGGTCACGAGTCAGATACCGAAGAGCAAAGACATAGGGAACAACCAAGTGCTAGTTAACTGGGGGCTGGACGAAGCCCGGGCTTTACGCCAACTAAATATACGTAACGTGCCTAGTCCCATCTTGGGACAGTACAAATGGCCCGGGATGTACAAGCCGTTTGATCATCAGAAGACAACGGCATCATTCCTTACACTGCACCAAAAAGCCCTATGCTTGAACGAGCAAGGTACGGGCAAAACCGGTAGTGTGATATGGGCTGCTGATTACTTGTTGAGCATAGGCCGAATCCGGCGGGTGCTAGTAATTTGCCCCCTGTCTATTATGGACTCGGCATGGCGAGCCGACCTGTTTAAGTTTGCCATGCACCGTACGGTGGACATCGCATACGGTAGCGTAGATAAACGCAAGGCAATCATCAACGGCGATGCCGAGTTC